GAACTTAAAAATGCGATGGCAGCGGAGATGTAAGAATGCTAATCGAACCGCAAGTTAAAATTGGAACAGTACCGGCTTTTTGTGGGGTCAATGGCACGGGGCTTTTGCAAACGTTAGTGGCATGGTGCACCGGAACCCCCGCGACTCCTGGTTTGGATTGGACTATAGAAATGAACCAGGAAGCGACAGAAGACGATGGCGTGACAATTAGTTTTCCTGATCGTGGTCACCGGCAGTATATTCTTTCCAATACCGGGGTTAGCGGGAACGAAAACATTATTGTCGGTATGAGGGAAAGTTCCACCCCGGCGAGTCAAATCTACGAATGGGTTTTAAATGGTTATACCTACGTTCCTTCGGTGTGGAACGGCCATTCCAGCGGAGCGCATGGGTTGACTATTTCCGCAAAAACGTTGCCGTGCATACAGATGTTCGACAACGAAATAGCTTACTGGTTTTATTCCACCAAAGAATTTATTTTCGTTTCCATCAGGGTGGGCACTTCCAACTTCCAATGTTACCTTGGAAACGGGGCGCGTTTGGGGCCGCCGTCTTCATATCCATATCCGCTTTGCATTGCCGGCAGTCATGAAATGGGATACTCCTATACCGCGGGGGGTTATGGCCCTGTTCGGCCGAATTACGACACCAGTTTTCCTTATGATGTTTCCGGTTTCGCTATCGACGCTGGTGGAGTTTACCAAACTTATCAGACCGGACTAAGAACCGTTCCAAATGGCGGGAACCTTAACCTTCTTGCGTATGGAGCAGCTTTTAATGGCGCGGCTCTCATTATGCCGTGTTTTTATACGATGGAATATCAGTCCACTTTGTTCCAGCTTTTTAATGTAGGAACATGGCGAAAAACGAACTCGCAAAGTGAACAAGAATATGTGGACGAGGACGCGAACAAATGGCGCGTATTTGCACAAGGGAAAAACGATTACGAATATGATTTTCTTTGTGTTCTTGAGGAAACTGGAGTTTCGACAACCACAACAACCACAACAACCACAACAACCACCGTATAAGTAAAGGACGTTTGAAATGATTTTAGATTATACGACTCATGTAAACGTTGCAGACGGTCACGATGCGGTGGACAAAATCCGGGCCTACGCTGTTTCCAAGGGTTGGACTCAACAGGCGTGGCAAGCAAATATGAATTGGACTGGAACAACCGGAAACTACAATTTCACTTCGCAATCCGGAAGTTGCTATTTGTGTTTGACAAGTACCGGGTACGGGACTACTTCGTTGATTGCCCGGATGTGCATTCATCCTGGCAAATATACTCCATGGTTGGGAGAAGATTACTTTTATGTAGCAATGGCTAACTCCACTTCCATTGATTACACGACCGTTATTCATCCTTGGGCACAGTATTCGATAACAAACCCCGAACAACGAAACAATGCTGCTTATAGTGGGCATGGAATGCATCTTGGCAAAACGTCTATTCAAAAGATGTGGATTTTTGGCGATTCAAAATGGATCATGGCTGTTTTCAATTACGATGGAAGCCATTGCTGCGCATTGCATTTTGGCCAAATGGAAATGTTGGTTGACAATCCCTCTCAAGGTCAGTGTCGCGGGGTGCATCATTTGTTTTATAACAACAATCAATGGTGGCCCCCCGTTTACAGCGATTTTCTGAGTTATCCGGCAAGCGGAACTGCCAGTTATTATGTTGGAAGCCCCTTTTGGCCTCGCTCTCCAATCTATTCGAATTATAATTATATTATCACCAGCTTCGACATTGCGTATTCGGATAACAATACGGTACCGTATTCTAATCAGGGGCTTAGTTCGACTTACTGCAACCGAATTCAGCCCAATATAAGTACGCATGGAGGGGCAGATTACTCCACTAAAAACCTTTACTATAATTACGATACTCCAGGTTTTAGTAGCAACTTGACCAGCAATTTCCCCGATCTCAGTTTAGCTTTAAACCTCAACACATATTCGAATCGTCGGGTCATGATAAAGCCTGTCTATGCGGTTCAAAGTCGGGTTGACAGCACTTATCGTCCGGTTACCCGCGGAAATTATTACCTCACGAGATTCAACGGTCTTACCATCGGACAACAACTTGCTTACGGAACTGAGCAATATTTGGTTTTCCCAGTTTGGCATATTAGCGAACCGTTTGGGTTTGCATTAAGGATTGCGTAAATGGGAATCGCAAGTTATCTTTCTCCAACGAATAATGCTCTTGCTTTTTGTAACCATCCGGATGTCACTGCTACGGACTCCGAAGATTACGGGGTTTGGTCTTTGCAAGTGGTTCCGATTGAAGGAGCGATGTGGATTTTCAAAGACAGTTATTCTTATACCTTCACTCGACTCCAGTTCGCTCGAAAACGTTCTGCTACTTATATGCAAAATGCCGCAGACGACCTCTTTTACAACCGAGTTTGGGTGACTGAACTTTTAGATTTTAGCCTTATTAGTGAATTGACTGTATTGGCAATAAATTTGTGGAATGCCAATCTTGGAAACACCGTAAGCGTAACCAGCTTTACCGATCCAGGGGATGCCGGGGTTTCCATCGAAACAATAACAATTCCGACAGTATTGCAAACAAATGAAGATCAAAACTACGACGTAACCGCGTTTACTACTGGTCCGCCAGAACAATATACCATTTACGGCTTTACGATCGCAGGGTTGGACTATCAGGTTTTGGTTATTGGTTCGCGGTTGCTTCTGTTTGACTTTGACATAAATTGGGAAAGGCCGGAAAGGATTATTTACGAGTATTTTACTTCGATGTACACCGCAATTACGGGTCATGAATGGCGTCGGGGATTGGCCGATAAAGTAACTCGGCGCAACAATCTTTATCTTACCTTTGAAGGACTCGAAACTCACCGATATTTAAACACGGTTCGGTATGCGAGAGCGCGTTTTGTTCTGGTCCCAATTTACAACGAAGGCTTTTATTCATTAAATGCCCTGACTGGAGCAGTAGCCATCGAAGGTGCTGTGGATCTTACCTATCATTGGAATCTTCAAAACGCTGCCTCCTATGTTTTGATTGTGGATCATGCGGCCAAAATAAGCGAAGCCAAGACAATCGTTTCTATCAACGATAATGTGATAACCATATCCAAGGCGGTTTTGAACACTTTTAATCCTGCAACTGCGATCGTTTATCCCGCGTTTATTGCTATGGTTCAAGACTACTCGTATCGAAATATTACCAACAAAGTAATCGAGTCGAATATAGTTTTTCAAGAGGTACGACCTAATGGCTGATGACATTCAAACGCTTTCGGCTTTGCAAGAGTTTCCTTTTTATCTGGATTATCAGCGGGGCGTTAACTTTGATCTTATAGAAGGTTATTCTTCGGTTATTTTCGGTCCGTATGCGCCACTTCAAATCGTGGACGATGTGGTGGACAAGGCACTCCGTGTGCGCATGGACTTTACATTTTATAGCCGACAAGAACTGCATGGCTTTTTAGCTTTTATGGACTATCACAAGGGAAGACTCAAAAAATTTTGGTTGTATTGTAACACCAATGAATTTCTTTTGCAAAACAACGTGCCACCGAATAACTTTACTTTGGATTGTTACAATTCGGCGTATCCATTGGTTTTCAAGGATGGCGATCGGGTTTATTTGATACTCAAAAACGGTGATACCATCGTGCGTAAGTTGGCCTCAGCAGAGACCAATGAATTGGGAACTGTAATGACTCTTGCTTGCACCACGGGATTGCCCGCATCTGGAATTCTTTTGTCAGATGTATTGGAGTTCGGACGGGTTCTTTGTTGTCGATTTGATCACGGTTCTTTCGAACTCAACTACAAAACGGCTGAAGTCTCACAAGTAAGCTTGAGGTTTTTCGAGTTGGTAAAGGAGTACCCCGCATGACAACTTATGCCGAAAATCTTGCTGCGTTAGAAGCAAAACCATTTATCGAACTTTTCTATTTTGAGTTTATGAAGGAATCTGGTTACTACACCAACTACACCGAAAATATACTTTTTAACAACATTGAATATCGAGCGGTTTCTATAACTCGTGGTGACTTCAAAGTCGACTCCAACTTGGGTGCTGTATCGGTTGACATTACGGCTGGTATTTTAGACACTTTTGGGCGTTATATTGCGAACCAGCCCGCTACTCGGACTTCGGTTAAAATTTATCGTGCTGTGTCTGATACTCTTTCCGAATTTGTTGTTATTTTTGATGGATGGGTAACCGGGGTTGGCTTTAACGAAAAGCACACATGCAATTTGAAAGCGGCTCAAAAAGCTGGGATTTTGGACAGAGAAGTGGCGATGGCTACGCACTCGGCGGTTTGCAATCATTCCGTTTTTTATGGGGATTGTCGTCTTAGCAGCGTTAATTATGCGGTCGTTCCGGTTTCGTTTTCGTTCAGTGGCCGAAACATAAACGCAGGGGAATTCGGTACCTTTGCAAACAACTATTTTCAAGGCGGCGAGGTACATACCACTTACGATTCCAGGTTAATTACGGCGCATACCGGAGAACAAATAACACTACACGTTCCGTTTGATTCTTCTTTCAACACTAACACCAAAATTACTGTTCTTCCTGGTTGCGATCGACTTCTCGCTACCTGCAAATCCAAGTTTAATAATAGCGAAAACTTCTTGGGGTTTCCGTTTATACCAAGCAAGAACCCTGCCGTTTGGGGGCTTTGATGTTTTGGCCGCTGTTTGCCTCGGAACCGCCCTACAAGGCCCCTCCTTTTTTGGGGTGGGCCACGTTAAGGGCTGAGTTGCAATCGTGGGTTAGAACGCCTTACAAATGGTTGCAGCGGACCAAACAACGGGGCACCGACTGCACCAGTTTTATAACTCAGTCGCTTTTGAATGTTGGTTATCTAACGCGTCTTAACTGGCCGATTTATTATCGTCCCGATTGGTATACCGATCCAGAAGACAACCAACTTTATGATGTTCTGAAAGAAAACTTCGATCAGTTTGCGCGTGAAGGAATAGTTTTCCGATTTTTTGAAATAGACGATCGTTGGTTTAATTATATCAGAGGCGATATTTTGCTTTTTAAAATTCGTCGTAATGTCCAAGTTTACAACCATTCTTCTATTCTCGGGGATGGCTCTCAGATGTATCATATTTCTACAACTTCGGCCGTTCATCTTGTCGATTTCGACGATCGCTGGAAGGGTAAGTGTAAAGGCGTTTTTAGAATTTATTTTAAGGACTAAGGAACCATCCAATGATTCCAGCCGTATTTGTTTATATCGGTTACGCTCTTTTAGCCGCGTCAGTCGCATACGGGCTATACATGTTGAGCCGGGGTGCCACGCAACCGGATGATATGAAGCCCTCCAGCATGGACGATTTTAATATTACAACTGCGGACGAAGGTTCAAAAGTACCGTTAACTTATGGGATTAGAAAAGTCACTGGCAACCTTCTTTATTACGGTCGTTTACGGACTGAAAAAATCGAAGAAGAAGTTGGTTCGGGAAAAAATAAACAGAAGGTCACGGTAGGGTATAAATATTTTCTGGACGTATGGTTGAGCTTAGGTCATGGGCCTTTGACAATCCTCGATTA